GTTGTAGGCCTCCTCTAGGGCCATAGTAATTCGATTGACTGAAGGTATAGAGAAGAACGACCGCTGTGCCTCGTCCCAGAAAGGCTGACCGTCAATCTTCCAGCTATCTTCTGATGCTAGGTCTTTAGATGCGGCAAAGTTGCTTGTAATGACCCTAGTCCCACAAGCCTGAGCTTCGACCGTGGGGATACCAAAGCCTTCTCCGTATGATGTGCTTAGAAGCACGTCAAAAGCCGTATAGAATGCCGCTAGGTGGCTTTCTGGGTAGCCCTGACGTAGAGCCATAGGGTCTGGCAGCATAACTGCGCTTTTATCAAGCCCTACAGCCCTTAGAAGCGTTGCTAGGTCAAACCCCCCGTATGCACGTGACGGCTCAGAGTGAATGTACAACTGAGAATTAGGATATTTCTTGTGGAACGTCGCGAATGCCAGCAGGTTTTCTGCAAAGGCCTTCCGGTGGATACTCCCGTTAGCTTTATTCGCAGCAACTATGCCGACAAGAAATGTATCCTCAGAAACGCCCATAAACTCCCGAGTTGCTACCCCGTCTATGTCTGGCGTTGGCTTATACACAGACCTGTCAATACCGTGCGGGATGTAGGTAGAGGGGATACCGACAGCTTGTAGTTGTTCCTGACCGAACGGTGACATTGTTACCGGACTTACGTTTTCTTTGCTCAAGAACTCCATAACCGCAGGCGGAGGCGTGATGTGGTCTAGTGGTACCCAAGAAACAATCGGGTGATCAAACTTCATCTGGTTGTACACCCACACGTCATAGAGCGTAAACAGGACGGTCTTTAGATCGGGGTGTTGGGAAGCAAAGTCATCGTACCAAGTTGGTATCACGTCTATTGAATAGTTGGTTACTCCGCGCGGATAATGCGGGACTGTCTTACCCGCTATCTGAAGGCTGCTTTGCTTGCCTTCTAGGCCGTAGTTAGAGAACGACGCAAACTCTAAGCCTGACCGAATTATTCGCTCGGCAAGCATTTGCGCTTGGTTTCCGTAACCTGTTGGCATTCCGGGTGTGTTAGAGGCTAGAGCGACTGCGCCCTTGAGACTAGGTTTAGGCATACAAATACCCTAGCAAAGCGAAACCCCCGCAGCAACCTAGAACTGCGGGGGCCTCGGTCTAAATCAAGGACTAGCTTGCGCCACCCTTGAAGTACTTGATGTGGCTTGCGTGAGTCAAGTCACCATCAACGCGCATCAGTACACGGAATACCGTGCTGTCGGTGTTGAATGCGTAGTCGGTCGAAGTTGCAACCTGTACGCCACCTGCAACGCGAACCTGGTAGGAAGGTAGGTGTCCGAAGAGGACGCTCTTGTTTCCAAGGCCAAGTGCAGCCATTCCCGGGTTCTCGATAACGCTGTAGCCAGCAAAGCTGTCTGGCTGTCCAACGTTTACCTGGTAGAGGTACTGACCAGCGTCGTCCTTGAGCTTACGCATTGCACCGATGGTTGCACCAGCAGCCATATATGCAACACCTGGGAGACGACGAGCGGCTCCGTCAAGGGTGTACTGAAGGTCAATCAGGTTGTCAGCGGTGAATCCACCAGTGACACCAGTTCCACCTGTAACTCCCGAACCAGCAGCAGTTACAACACCGTTTGGCTGGTCAGAGCCAGTTCCGGTGGTGAGGGCTGCGTTTACAGCGTAGCCGAGGCCGTTACCAGCCTGGTTTGCGAGGTGTGACGAGATGTCGAACCCTGCGTCTGCAATTAGCTCGTTTGATACTGGGATGAGCAGACCGTACTTGTAGGCACCAAGAGTGATGCTTGAGTAGGTTGGCTCGCTCTCGGCAATAGCAGAACCAGCAGCCTTTAGGGTTGCGGCGCTGTATGCGGTGAGAGTTGGGATGGTGATGTCCTCACCAGAGGTGGTGTTGATTCTGTTACCAACATCGAGCATTGGACCGACTAGGCGGGCAACGTCGAATACCTGGTCAAAGAAGCTCTTTGGCACAGTGTCGGTGGATGGAACCATTGTGCGACGCTCAAAGGTGTGTGCGCCACGGGTAGCTGCGATCTCGCGCAGGATTTCTGAAGATGAACGCTCGGTGACTGGCTCTGCAATCTGGAAGCCCTTAGCAGCGGCCGAAGCCTCTACTGCGCGCTCCTCGTTGCGCTGTGCAACGGCAATAGCCTCGTCGGCACGACGGATGTCGTCCTCGATGCGGTCAATCTTCTGTAGTTCCTCAGCGGATAGGCCACGCTTCTCGGAGTCTGCTAGGTCAATGACCTCGCGGATCTGCTCAGTGAGATTTGCACGGACTTCCTGCTGAGTCTTTACGAACTCAGACATTTAGTCTCCTAAATAGATTGTTTACTTGGATACCAGTCGCGCTGACGCGAACTGAACACGGCAGAGCTGACTCACAATCCGATATGTAAATTTTACAGGAGATGTCCGCGGGTAAAGGAAACCCCCAGGGAAAGGACTACCTGGGGGGAACCCGCTCTGTTTGCGGAAAGGGATTACCGCTTCTCGTCAGCCTTAGTAACGCGGGTTTCTTTAGCTGGTCTTTCAAAAGGTGTACCGTCTTGGACTTTGCCGTCCTTGTCACCATCACGAGCATCAGGCTTGAACGGCACTGGTGCATCTAGACCAACAACTGCGTCTGCCATCGCGTCTACCAGATTGGCTATTGGGCCTGACTCTGGGTTTCCGGCGACAGCAAGGATCGCCTTCTTGATATCTTCTCTAGTCGCCATATTAGTTTCCTGTCAGTAGTTTGAGTTTCATTTTCTTGAGAGCAAGCATTTCCATATCACCATCGGACTCTACTTCGTCCTTGATCGTGTAGGAGTTGATTGCTTGATTTAGCAGGCGTCCCTCGTCCTCTGAGAGTTCCTTGCCTTCCTCTAGCTTGACCATTGCGTCAGCTAGGGCATCTGCGTCTACTTCGGCTCTTTCTGCAACCTTGTCCAACCCGCGGACAGAAGTTGTGCCTGCCGTAGAGCTGTAAGCGGGAAAGGCAACGATTGAAACCTCGTGAAGCCTGACCGAGTTTAGGGTGCGCTCCGAGCCGTCGTTTGACCAGTCGTCGCCACCTGAAGGTACTGAAAAGCCAAAGCTCATCGAGTCTACGTCGCCACGGCGTAGTAGCTCTGCTGCGTCACGTCCGGCTGTGGTGTTTGGGAAAGTTGCGCTTACGCGTAGTCCGCGGTCGTCCTCGTTTAGTCTCATAGTCCCAGCGCGCGTGGAGCCGAGTACGGTTCCCGTGTCGTGGTTCCACAGCAACTTGATGTCGTTGCGTGACTCTAGTGAGCGCTTGAACGCTCCGGGTGCAATCCGCTCAATAAACGGTAGAGGCTCAGACGGGGTGTTGAATACAGCAGCGTAACCCTCAAAGGTCATTCCGTCGCCATCTTCGCGTACCTCGAACTCAATCGGGGTCGTGCGAGTCTCGATCTTTGACAATGCTTCGCCTTTCGCTCGGCCTTCGTTTTCTTCTTCAATTCTAGCAACTACACCTTCGGCATAGCTCAGTGCGCGCTGTGCAGCTCGCTTTGACGGGCCTGAACCCCAGAGTAGGTGTGCTACGACGCCAGCACTAGGATAATCGTCCGAATCAGGTCGTGCGGCGGGAGAGTCCAGATCAACCAAGTGACGAGCAATCCAAGCCCGAAGCCTAACCCACTTCTCAGCAGTAACAGAACCGCGAGCCATAGCCCGAGCTTCTCGTATAGTTCTTTCAACCAAGCCATCTCCGCCGTAGCCCTCCTCGTAGTATGCGAGTCCCCGTCTAGCGGCTGCTCTCATATAAGCCGGAGGGGCTAGGTTTACATCTCTGAATTCGATTGAATTGGTTTCTTCCTCTGGAGCTGGTGCTTCTGGCAGAGGCTCTATCTCCGTTAGCGTGGAGAACTTATGTCCGACTCTAGTATCAGTTTCCCTATAGCCACCCTCTACCTCTTCCCAGATTGAGATGAGGGCTGCTGGGTCGGCTGGGGTGCCATTTACGCTGACTGAACTGTCGGGTACGTTGATTGTGCCATCTTCGACAATCTCTTTGACCTGTCCGCGAGCGCGACCACCAGAGCTGTTCCAGGAGACAAAGCTGCCGACCTTTAGCGTCCCAGGCATAGCCCTCTCTCCGCCTGGCTCTAGGTTCTCGGCTAGGGAAAGTGCAACCATCTGATCTATTGCTTCCTGCTTAGTTTCGTGGCAACCCATAACTTCACCGTCACTCTTCTCTACTGCCCAGCCACCGCAGTCTGGGTTACTATCTGAAATGTAATAAGGCATTAGATTGTGTGCCTTAGAAAGCTTATTGAATGACCTGTTTTGGTGCTGACTGCGTAAAGCTGTTCTAGCGGGCCAAGTCCAATTTCAAATGTTTGTTCTTTCTGAAGAACTAAGCCGTTTGCTGTCGTCACGCCAGGACCTCCGATGTAAACAGCATCGGTGTTGTCGTCATTGTGCAGAATAATGTGCGCGTACTGATTGTGAACACCGTCTATCGCTGTTGCTGTCGTACCTACGCTTACTCTGCCGTTTGATAGCACTATTCAGCC